GGGCTGCGACACGCTGGCCGACGTGCGCGTGCGCGACTTCCCCCGGCTTGAGCTGGCGTTGCGTGAACGGCTGAAAAAAGTGGTGCGAAAGGAAGCCGACAAATGAAAGCCGAGTGGACGGACAACACCGAAACGCAAAGCTGCCTGTGCTGTCAGCAGCGGGTCGAGCGCGGCAAGCGGCTCACGACACGCGAACAGATTGACAACACCATGAGCCTGCTTGAGGCTTTGGGCTTCACCCGAGAGGCGCTGTTGAAGAAACACCGCAAGCAAATCGACTTTCAGTTCCCCGGCCTCGCCGAATGGCTGCAAGCCCAATGAGGTTCTACAAGATCGAGCAAGGCTCGACGGCTTGGTATCAGGCGCGCGTGGGCCGCCCGACCGCCTCGAATTTCCACAAGATCGTCACCCCCAAGGGCGAGCCGTCCAAGCAGGCGGTCAAGTACCTCTACCGCTTGCTCGCCGAGCGGCTGTTGCATGAAACGATGGACGACGAGATCGGGTTCGTCCAATGGGTGGCGCGCGGCAAGGAGCAAGAGCCGAACGCGGTCGCGATGTTCAACTTCACCAACGAGGTTGAGCTTGAGCCGGGCGGCTTCGTCACGACTGACGACGGACGGCTTGGCGCGTCGCCTGACCGGATGCTGCGCTCGATGAGCGAGGGCGTCGAGATCAAATGCCCGGCCCCGTGGACGCAGCTCGAATACCTGTTTGACGGGCCGGGCGACGATTACAGGCCGCAAGTGCAGGGTCAGATGTTGGTCGCCGAGTTTCGGGCTGTCCACTTTTACGCTTGGCACCCGCAGATGCCGCCGCTGCACAAGGTGACGGCGCCCGACCGCGCCTATCAGGGGGTGCTGCGTTCCGCCCTCTCGTCGTTTTGCGACGCGCTCGACGTGATGGAGGGGCGGGCGCGCTCGCTTGGCGCTTACGCGGTGATGCGCCGCACGCAACGGCCGAGCGACTTCGCCTATGGCGACGAAGCTGACAGTCCGCCCTTGACGATCATCAATCCCGAGACGGGGGACGATGATGGTCTACGCGGCTAAGTCGAAGATCAGCGTTGAGAGCACGCGCGGCGAGATCGAGCGACTTGTGCGCAAGTACGGGGCCAAGGGTTTCGCCAGCGCGTGGCAGGAGCAATCGGCGCGCGTCGAGTTTCTGTGCTCGGGCCGCCACATTCGGTTGACGGTATCCGTGCCGGAGAGCGAGGCTCGGGCTCGCGAGAAGTGGCGGGCGATGCTGCTGCTCGTCAAGGCCAAGCTGGTCGCGGTTGACGCGAAGATCGCGAGTTTCGAGGAAGCCTTCTTCGCCGACATTGTGATGCCCGAGACGGGCAAGACGGTTTACGAGATGGCGCGCGAGCCCGTGCGTCTGAGCTACGAGGCGAGAAAGGATCAGCCTTTGTTGGGAGGAACGCGATGACCGACGTGTTCGACGAGCTGAAACATCTGATCACGAAATCGGGGATCAGCGTGAACCGGCTTTCGCGCGAGAGCAAGGTGTGTCGCGGAACGATTGACAAGTGGCTGGACGGGCAAACGCGGTTGCCGCGCATCGACACGATGCTGCGGGTGGCGCGGGTCGTCGGCAGGGAAATCGAGCTGACCGGGCGCGTGCGCAAGATGGTCGGCTACTATCCGCCGCCCAAGCCGCCGCAACCGCGCTTCCAGCTTTGGCGGCTGCGGCCGTGGACGATGCCGCAATGAGGGCGTTCTGGATCGCGATCGACCTTGCCGAGGTTCTGATCCTCGTCATGCTGGCCGGGCAGTTCGTCGCCTACTGGAAATAAAAATCGCCGTCGGGGAGTGCAAGACCCGACGGCGACCGGAGATCGCCACGCCCCTGATAAGCGTGCCAAACGCCCCACTCATGGCGTACCATGCGGGGCGTTTGGCGTTTATCACAATTGCATGACAGTCTACAACCGGAGGGCGCGATGGATAGGTCCGAGGAAGCGCGGTTGTACCGCGAGGACGTGTACGCGCTTGAGCGCGAGGCGGTTCGCGAGGCCGCCATCCTGCGCGCCTCTGACGACGAAGCCCGTGTCGGCACGCTGGCGTGGGAGCGGGCGACGCAGCTTGCCGAGGCCCAAGCCCTGCGCGAGGCCCGCATCCGTGAGGTCGTGGAGCGCAACGAAGTCACGCCGGAGACGGCGTTGCAGGGCTATCTCAGCGGGCGGTGGAAGCGCCGCCACGGCGACATCTACCGGGCCGCCGCCGTCCCTTGGTTCGACTTCGCGCCTGATCCGGGCTGGCTCGACAACACGATCCGCTATCGGGTCATGAACATCGGCGGGGCTTCGACCTTGCAAGTGATCGGCGACATTGCAGCGCCGTTGCCCGCGAACTCGCGGGCTCGGGTCGGCGTTCTGCCAGCGGGCTTTCGACCGGCCCGGAGTTATCGCACGAGCGGGTCCGTCGTTGGCGGCCCGAACGGGATCACTTGGGCGTATGCGATTTGGGAAATCACGACGACCGGCGAACTGTGGACGGTTTGGGGCGTCGGCAGCACCCCGAACAACACCACCGGCTCGATCAACGCCATCCTGCCGCTGGATTGACCGCTCGGAACATTTCGTGAAAGTGCAGCGGTTCGCTGCACTTTGGGGAACAGATGTCGAACCCTGCCCGCCCCTCGATCCGCGACGGCATCTACCAACTTCTGTCAGCCGTTGAGATTGACACGAAGGAGGAAGGCCGGGTCCACGTCGAGCCGTGGATGTCGCAACGGCTTGTGATCGATGCGGTGGCGAAGGGGCTGGACGAAGGCGTCCACGAGTTCGTCGTCCTGAAGTGCCGACAGGTTGCGATCACGACGGTCTGTTCCGTGATCGAGCTGTTTTGGGCGCTCGCCAATCCGGGCGTGCAGGGCGCGATCATCGCCGATCGCACCGACAACCTTGAGCGGTTGCGGCGCATCTTCGCCGCGCTATTGGACACGCTGCCGTCCGAATGGCGCAGCGGCGACAGCCGCTTGATCGCCAACAATCGGAACGGGATGGTGTTCGCCAACAAGAGCGTGATCGACTTGATGGCGGCGGCGAGCAACCCGGACTTGGGCGCGAGCCGGGCGCTCAACATGATGCACGCGACCGAGTGCGGGCAGTGGAAGTCGCTCGCTGGCGTCGAGAGCCTGAAGGCCTCGCTGGCGCGGATCAATCCACGTAGACTTTATGTGTGGGAAAGTATCGCCAACGGCTTCAACTGGTTTTACAATCACTGCCAGCAGGCCAAGCAGGACCGCCACATGCGGTTCATCTTCGTCGGCTTTTGGGCCAATCCGACGTACAGCATCCCGAAGTCGGACCCGGACTATCGGACCTATTGGGACGGCAAGCTGACCGACGACGAGATCGCCAAGGCGCGCTATGTTCGGCGCGAGTACGGCGTGACAGTCAAGCCGGAGGCGATTGCGTGGTGGAGGCGGGAGGCGGAATTTTCCGCCGAGGAATACATGTTCAGGCATTACCCGTGGAACGAGCGGGAGTGCTTCATCGCTTCGGGATCATCGTTCTTCCCAGCCCAACGCACGTTGGAATTGAACGAGAGCCTGACGAACGGGCCGCCCTACAAGGGCTATCGGTACAGCTTCGAGGACGCCTTCCTTGGCTCAACGATCGCGCAGACGACGAAGCGCGAGGACGTGATGCTCAAGGTTTGGGAGCCACCGGAGCCGCAGGGCGTGTACGTCATCGGCGGCGATCCAAGCGGCGGGGGCGGGGGCGACGCAAATGATCACGCCCTCGAAGTGTTCCGCTGCTACGCCGATCGGCTTGTGCAAGTCGCCGAGTTCCAATCCAACAAGCCGCTGACCTATCAGTTCGCTTGGGTGCTGTCGCATCTGTGCGGCGCCTACAAGGATCATCTCGCCAACATCGAAGTGAGCGGCGTCGGGGCCGCCGTCATCCCCGAGGTTCGCAACCTCCGCCAGCTCGCCGAGCGCGGCATCCTTCAGGGCGAGCCGGGGACCGAAAACATCCTCAACATGATCGGGGCGGTGCGATGGTTTTTATACAAACGCGCAGACACCTTGGGCGGGGCAGGCAACGTCATCGCTTGGAAGACCAATCAAGACAACAAATCGATGGTGTACAGCGCGTTGCGCGACAGCATCATGTTGCGGCGGATCGAGTTCCGGTCGATCCGGCTGGTGGAGGAATTGCAGGCGGTGGTGGAGGAAGACAGCGGGTGGATTGGGGCGGGGCCTGACACCGGGGTCAACGACGATCTTGTGTCGGCGACGGTTCTCGCGCATCACACGTGGACGGAGTGGCGACGCGCCGGGTTGATTGCCAGAAAGCTAACGTGGGATAGCGTGAAGGGGGAGCGTCCGCCGCAGGATGTGGGGACCGTGTTGAGTTTCGCGTTTTCCGAGCATATTAGAAAAATCAACCAGAAGG